AATTATCATGGTTTAAGTGATAATCCAAATATAACATGGGAAATAGTTAAAGCGAATCCAGATAAACCTTGGAATTATGATTGTTTAAGTGATAATCCAAATATAACATGGGAAATAGTTCAAAAAAATCCCGATAAACCTTGGAATTATGAACGGTTAACTGAAAATTTAAACATAACATGGGAAATAGTTCAATCAAATCCAGATAAACCTTGGGATTATGATTGGTTAAGTGAAAATTCAAATATAACATGGGAAATAATTCAATCAAATCCTGATAAACCTTGGAATTATGAATGGTTGAGTGAAAATCCAAATATGACATGGGAAATAGTTCAAGCAAATCCAGATAAACCTTGGGATTATTGGAATTTAAGTTCTAACAGAATGGATACAGCAAGAGAGGATTATATAAGAAAAAGGTTTCAAGAATGGTTTAGAAAAAGTAATTTAAAAAAGGAATTAATGGAAAATGTATGGCATCCAAGAAATTGGGAAAAATTTAAATATTTAGATCCAGAAACATTTGGAGATTTAATTGAATAATGAATAATGTATAATATATTTTTTTTATTTTTTTATAAAAAAATTGAAATTAAAATTTTAAAAATAAATGAATAAATTAAAACAAATTAAATAAAAAATGAATTTATATGATGAATTTTTAGATGATTGGTCTGAAAAATGGTTTCAATACATAAAAGAAAATCCAGATGAAGATTGGAATTATAAAAATATGAGTAAAAATCCAAACATAACATGGAAAATAGTTCAATCAAATCCAGATAAACCTTGGAATTATAATTGGTTAAGTGAAAATCCAAATATAACATGGAAAATAGTTCAAGAAAATCCAGATAAACCTTGGAATTATAATATTTTGAGTTACAATCCAAATATAACATGGGAAATAGTTCAATCCAATCCAAATAAACCTTGGAATTATACTTGGTTATTTAGAAATCCAAATATAACATGGGAAATAGTTCAATCAAATTCTGATAAACCTTGGGATTATAAATGGTTGAGTTTAAATCCAAATATAACATGGGAAATAGTTCAATCAAATTCTGATGAACATTGGGATTATTGTTGGTTAAGTTTAAATAAAAATATAACATGGGAAATAGTTAAAGCAAATCCAGATAAACGTTGGAATTATAATTTGTTAAGTTCAAATCCAAATATAACATGGGAAATAGTTCAAGCAAATCCAGATAACCCTTGGAATTATAATATTTTGAGTTACAATCCAAATATAACATGGGAAATAATTCAATCCAATCCAAATAAACCTTGGAATTATACTTGGTTATTTAGAAATCCAAATATAACATGGGAAATAGTTCAAGCAAATTCTGATAAACCTTGGAATTATAATAATTTAAGTTGTAATTCAATGGATGAAGCAAGAGAAGAATATATAAGAAAAAGGTTCCATGAATGGTTTAGAAAAAGTAATTTAAAAAAGGAATTAATGGAAAATGTTTGGCATCCAAGAAATTGGGAAAAATTTAAATATTTAGATTCAGAAACATTTGGAGATTTAATTGAAGAATAAAATTTATAATAAATATATTTTTTATTTTTAATTAGAAAAATAAAAAATTGAAAAAATAATAAATTGAAAAAATAATAAAAAATATAAAATAAATAAAATAAAAATAATGAATTTAGCAGAATTAATTGAAAGTTACACAATTGAAAATCCTATTGATTCGTTTAAAAAATATGTTGAAGATATAAATAATGAAAAAAATTTTGATATTTTATCAGAATATGATTTAGATGAAGAAAAAATGTATGAATTATTAATTAAGCTTAAAGATTATAAATATATTGATGAAATAGATGATTTAAAATGTGGTTCATTTATAAGATGGATTTATTTAATTGATGAATCAAATATTGATTTAAATAAATATGGAATGATATGTGATATTAATTTTACAGATAATGGAACAATTATTAGATGTAAAAATTTTACAAATAGATACTATACATTAAAAATGGAAGAATGTTTAATATTTCAAAAATTTTCAAAAGATGAAAAAATGATAATAGAAATGATGGATCAAGTAAAATAATTTTTTATTAAATTTTAATGAATATAATTAACAAAATATTCAATTTATAAAAAATATAAAAAATAAAAAATATATATTTTTTATTATATTGCGTTAAAATATAATAAAATGAGTGTAACAGGAAATTTAAGAACATTAAGAGGGCAATCTTCAACTGTTGGTTCAAGAACAGTTGGTTCAATATTATCAAATAGTAGTGGATCAGGTGCTGGTTCTTTTTTAAGAATATACAATTGGTATGCAACACGTGGATTAAGACAAGAATTTTATAATGATGTTGTTTTTAGAATGAGAAGATAAATAAAAAATATATATATTAAAATTAATATATATTTTTTATAAAAAATAATTTTATAAAAAATTGAAAATATAATAATAAAAATATATGTAATGAAAATATAAAATATAAATAAACTTATAAAAAAATGATTAATGAAATTCAAAATTTAAAAGATACAAATGAACAAATACTTGTTAAAATAAAAAAATTGGAAATGGAAAAACAATTATTATTTGATAAATATAATGAAAATAATAATTTAATTAGTAATTTAATTAGTGAACACAATGAATATGTAAAAAAAATATTAAATAATAATTTTATATGTGTAAACGAATCACAAGTAATTGTAAATGAATGTTTACCAATTGATTATGAAATGGTTATCAATGACATAAAACAATTTAAAAATAAATATAATAATTTCAAACTAATTTCTTTGAAAAGAAAAAGTAATTATGTTGTAAAAAATAGCAATTATATATGCGCTTATATGTCGAGAGATGGAATTTTATATTTTAAAACAATTTATCCAAGCTTATTTAGTTAGCCAGAATGAAAAAAAATAGATTTAATTAGTTCAACTTTTTTAATTGCAGATTGTCTCATTCAATTAATATTTTAAAATTTTTACAGTTTTTCTTTTTTTGCATGTGAATTTTCCTCTTTTGAGTCCTTTATTTTTAAATATTTTGCTAGTGCAAATGCGAATAGATTTTGGTTCTGAAGTTGTTTTGAATGATTTTATACATTTGCATAATTTATTTGCTAATATTTTTTCGGCATTTTTTTTGTTTGTTTTTGCTGATTTGTTTATTTTTTGATTATAAAATAAAAGTATTTTTTTATAATCATTGTTTGTTAATTTACTTGATGGCATTTATTTATAATATATAAATATTATAAATTTTATGAAATTAAAAAAATAATATATATTTATTTTATAATATATTATATAAAAACAATATAAAGAAAAAAATATAAATTTAATGTCTGCAAAAATTTTGAACAAATTAATGATAAGCAATAGTCAATAAAAATATTATTATATTATAATATGACAGAATGTGTTAAACACAAAATTGTGGTATTCGATTTGGATGAAACATTAGGATATTTTAGTGAATTTGGAATGATATGGGATGCTGTTTGTGAATATGTTGATACAAATATAAATGAAAAAAATAAAAAAACACAATTATTATTTAATAATATTTTAGATTTATTTCCAGAATTTTTAAGACCAAATATAATAAATATATTAAAATATTTAAAAAAGAAAAAGCAAGAAACAAAATGCAATAAATTGATATTATATACAAACAATCAAGGTCCAACAGAATGGGCAAAAAGTATAACAAAATATTTTGAAATGAAATTAAATTACAAATTATTTGATCAAATAATAGGTGCGTATAAAATAAATGGCAATCAAATAGAAATGTGCAGAACAACATATTCAAAAACACATGAAGACTTGTTAAAATGTACTAAACTAAGTAAAAATACAGAAATTTGTTTTTTAGATGACTTATATCATGAAGGAATGGATAATGAAAATATTTATTATATAAATGTTAAACCTTATAAATATGATATTAATTTTACAGAAATTATTGATCGAATTATTAATTCGAGTAAAATAAATATTAGTAATGAAACATTTTTTAGAGAAAAAATTAGCAATATATTAAATAAATATCATTATAAACCAAGATATAAACATCCAAAAGAATATCATATTGATAATATAATATCAAAAAGAATAATATATTTGTTAAAAGATTTTTTTAAAGAAAATAAAAATGATAATAAAAATAAAAGTAAAAATAAAAGTAAAAATAAAAATAAAAATAAAAATAAAAATAAAAATAAAAATAAAAATAAGAATAATAAAACTAGAAAAAATAAATAAAAATATATATATTTTAAAATATATACATATTTTTAAAAAAATAAAAAATAAAAAATAAAAAATAAAAAATAAAAAATAAAAAATAAAAAATAAAAAAATAAAAATAAAAAAATAAAAATGAAATTAATGACAATTAAAAAAAAATATAAATAAAAACATATAATATATAATGAATAATTTATACAGTGATTATATTATTAATTTTTTAATTAATAATTCTGATGATATTTTTAATAAAATTGTCAGATCTGTAACATTTGAAAATAAAAATGAAAGGCAAACTAGAAATTCAGTAAATAAAGGTCACGCTTGCAAATATACACAATTTATTTTAATGGTTCTTTGCTTACTTAATAATAATGATTTAATTAATTTAATTAATAATTATGAATATATAATATCTCAAAGAAATAAAACAGAATTAAACGCAATATTATCTTCCATCGGAAGTCAATATAATAATGTATATTATCAAATAAGTAATCAATCGGCAATTAAAAATTCATATACAACTAATGATAAAATATCATATTTTGATAATGAAATGTTGAAAAATTCAATATTGTCATCAGATACATTGAATAATTCAATTATATCAAATGTTAATTCGAATTACGTAATAATTCCATTATGTTTATATCATGATGAAATTGATACTGGAAGAGTTATAATAGTTCATTATTTTACAATAATAATTGATAAAAACAATAAAATATTTTATATTAATTCTTCCTATGGAACTGATAATTTTTGCGTTTATAACAAAACAACAATTATAAATAAAAATAAATTATTTAAAATTATTGATATTTTTAATGTTACTGAAAAAAATGATGATGACATAATAAATATTGAAAAATTTGTTGAAAAATACTTTTTATATGGTGTCGATTCTAACACAATTAATAAACAAGTGAGAGAATTAATTAATTGTAATATTGGTTACATAATAGAATATGTAAAAACAATTGAAGAAACATTTACAATTTCAAGTATCAATTTTAATTTTGAATATAAACCAATATCAAATAAATCAATAAGAAGTGATTTGGCAAAAAGTAAAAAAATGACTAAAAGAAGAAAAAATTCAATGAAAGGTGGAAGAAAAATTAGAAAAAAGAGTAAAAATAAAAGAGTAAAAATATAAAAAATAAAAATAAATTTGCGTTTTGATTTAATTAAATATATATATTTAATAATTAAATCAAAATATAATGTTTGAAAATTTATATGAATTTATTTTATTTATTTTTATATTTATAATAGTTTTATTTTTTTATTTGCATATTCAATATCAATTCAAAGTGAGTAGTGATTTAGAAATTTATGAAGTTGATCAAGAATTGTCAAAAGAAAAATTAGAAGAAATATGTAATTTGAGACAGCCAATTATTATGGATGTAACTGAAGAATTAAGTTTGTTGATTGATATATTTAACATTGATTTTTTATTAAAAGAATATTCATCATATGAAATAAAATTAAGAAATAAAAATAATATAAAAACAAATGACGATATATTTATTCCATTGCAAATATGTGTTGCTAACAAATTATTTAAAGGAAATGAAGAAAATTATTATTCAGAAAATAATTATGAATTTTTGAATGAAAGTGGTCTCATAAAAAATATTAAAATGAATGATTATATATTAAAACCATGTTTAACATGCAATAGCAATTATGATATATTATTTGGTTCAAAAAATTCAACAACACCATTAAGATATGAAATAAATTATAGAAATTATTTAATATCAACTGGTGATAATTTAAAAATTAGATTAGTTCCTCCTAAATATACAAATTTTTCAACTATTGAAGTTGATTATGATGATAAATTAGAACATCGTTCTGAATTGAATGTTTGGGATGTTAATTCACCTCATATGAATAGAGTAAAATATTTAGAAATAGATTTGAATGTTGGAAAAGTATTATATATTCCACCATATTGGTTATATTCAATTAAATTTGAAACAGAATATTCATGTGCTTTATTATTGAAATACAGAACATATATGAATATTGTTGCGATAATTCCAACATTATTAAATAAATTTATGCAAGAACAAAATACAAAAGTTAATTATTATAATTTGAAAAAAAATCAAACAAGTATTTTGATAAAACAAGTTGATATTGAAAAAACACAGCAAGAACAACAAACACATCAACAGCAACAAACACATCAACAACAACAAATACAACAACAAACACATCAACAAACACAGCAACAAACACATCAACAAACACAGCAACAAACACATCAACAAACACAACAACAAACACATCAACCACATATAAATATTAATGAAAATGAAGAACCAATTACAATTGAAATGACACCAATTGATTCTATAAATAATATTGATTAATAATTATTACACCTTTTCTCATAAAATATTTAACACGATTATTATAAATGTGAAAAACATATGGAATTAATATTTTTTTATTATTTTCATTAATAATTTGTATTTCATTCATTAATTTATATAATTTATTATAAAATAAAATATAAATTACTGTATTAAATTACAAATATTTTTATAAATATATATTTTATATAAAAAATATAAATTATATAAAAATAATGAATTCAAATGATATAAATGATATTAGAATGCAATCTGAATTTAAGGGTATAACATTTTCAGGATATAAAAAAGCTGATACTAAAAAAGAATTAATATTAAATTTAAAAAAAAGTAAAATTGAACCAGCTTGTTATTGGTCGGCTGAATTTATATGTGCTGGGCATTATGTAGAACTTTGGGATATTATAATTGAATTTTTTAGTAAATATATACATATTGGAAATCCAAAAATAATAACATATTTAGAAATTCGCATTGAATTATTTAAAAATTTATTGCAAAATGGATATGTTGATATTGAAATACAAATGAGAAATGATATAAAAATTAGAAAATTATTTGCTGAAGTTATTTGTGTTTTATGTGAAGCTAAAAAACGTCATGAATATAGTGAAATAAAAATAAAAAATGAAGATTTTGATTTAACTTATATGACTGAAAGATTTCAAGCGCCAAGTATTTCTTATGCAGATGATATTTTTTTAAAAGATGATCCAAAAGAATTATTTATACCAGCAAATGAATTTGCATATAATATTTCTGAAGAAGGAAGAAATAGTGTAAATGCATGTTATTGGATGGAATGGTTTATACAATTTGATCAAAAATGTAAAAGTCGCAAAGAAAAATGCAAATGTGAACGTAGAATGTTTGCAAATGTTGATAGTAAATTTCAAATGGAAATAATATGGATTTTATGGGATATATTTTTATATGAAGCAAGTAAAAGAAATGAGTTAATACAAAAATTAGTTAGAAGTGCATTAAATATATTTTGTTTAAAATTTTCTACAAGTTGTTATAAAAAAAGAAGATACATAATGTATTTTGTTATTGAAATTTTTACAGAAAATTTTCCATTAAATGATTCAATTATTAAAGACAAAGATAAAATAAAAATGGTTTTAAATAATATTAATATAATTTATAAACAAATAAAAAAAAATGAAATATCACCGAATACAGATTATTTATATAATAATATAGATGCATCAAATTTACAACGTTCAATTGCAATTTTAGAAAAAATGAATAGCATAAATGAAGATTTTATTCCACGAACAAATGATTGTGAAAATTAAAAATTTAAAAATTAAAATAATATGTTTATAAAATAAATGTCTTGTAATGGTATAACATATATTCCGAATCCTCCTCGTGCATGGTCTCGTGTTCAACGTCAATGTTTCCCAGATGGAATAACATTAGAAAATCAATATAAAATATTAATGGCAAATAAAGGTAATATATTACAGTATAAAAAAAATTCAGCATGTTTTACAAAAAAACAAATTTATTCTAAAATGGCCCAAGGAAAATGGACCAACAGAAATACTACATATGCAACTCAAAATGATCGTGGCTATACTAATCCAAATATTAAAATGCTTAAGCGTAATAATTCTATTAACATAGCAATTAATCCTACAACTGGGAATATTATTGGTGAAACAACACTGCCAATTACTTGTCCTAATAAAAATCCAAAACAAAATGTCATTGATCCAATTGTTATTTCTGATGGAGGAACATTAATATGTAATATAATTGAAAATCCTTGCACCTCATACACTAGCGAAACAAAAGCCAATCAATTTTGCAATCCAACAACTGATTCAAATGTTCCTGGTCCAATGAAACTTCTCTGTTGGAATAATGGAATGCAAACATGGTATCCAAAACAACAATTAAATATGAATACAAGTGGCAACAAATGGCCTGCTACTAGTGGGCCACCTGACGATCCTACATTTATTGGAGCTACACCACATTCATCTACATAATTTAGTCACATTTATTTTTTCTGTAAATAAGGTAAAATATAAATATATAAAATATAAAATGTAAAAATATAAAATATTTGTAATATATATTATTTGTAAAATATTTATAATATTATTTATAAAAATGATATAAATATTGTTGTAAATTTTAATAAAATAATATGGATGAAAATAATAAATTTATTAAATATCAATGTTCCACATGTGAAGAAGGTTGTGAAGTAATAGTAGAAAATTTTTTGAATGAATTGAATGAAATTAAATTGATAAAAATAATTAAAAAAATATTAAAATTTGATATTGAAAATAAAAAAATATTTTTTGAATTAACTGATGATACATTTGGATATATGAATTTTCAACAATATGAAACATGTATTGATACAAATGATTTTATATTTGATGTTTGTAATGATTTAATGTTTTATAAAAAAGAAGGAACATTAAATTATTATAAACATAATAATACAAATGCAATATATACATACGATAAATTAAAATCTAAATGGAATAGAATAGGAATACAAATACAAAAATAATTTGTATTTATTATTGCACAATATATTACAAATAATATATATTATTTATATAATATATATCATAACAAAATGTCTTCGAAAACATTAAAACCCATAGGAAATATATTAGATACCATAACAAATTCATTTAAATCAAAAAAAAGTGAACCATCTGTTATATCAACATCATCATTACCATCAATAAATAATTCTAATTCTTCAGAAACAAAAATATCATATGATATTCCTTCTTTTAATTTAACAACACAAGATATAACTTCATCAATTCCATTTAAAATTATAATTATTTTAATAGTTTTATTATTTGGCATGATTATTTACACTTATTTAGAAAAAGAAATAACTGAATTGATAGAAAAAATTAAAGAATATTTAGAAATTAGAAAATACACAAAAGAAGAAAAAAATATTGAAAAAGAAAAACAAGCAAAAGAAAAAGAGCAAGAAAAAACTATGGAAAATGAAAGTCCTGAAGAAGTAATTGAAAATACTCAACAAGTAATAAAAGAACAAAAAAAAAATCCAACCACAGGTGGAGTTCAACCTTTAACTCAATCTTTAACAACTACTCATTTAGCTGGATCAGAAATTGAAAAAGAAATAGAACAAGAAAATAAAGATGCATTACAAAAAGCATTGAATGATGCAACAAAAAATTTAGTTGGAGATAATGTGGTTGATGCAACAATGAGTGCCACAGGTAAACGAGGATGGTGCTTAATTGGTGGTGAAAAAGGTGATCGTTCGTGTTTAGAAATTGGTGTTAATGATGTGTGTATGAGTGGTGATATATACCCAACAAGAGATGTGTGTATTAACCCTAAATTAAGAGCTTAAATTAACAAAATTTAGCATAAAAAGTATAAAAAAATACTTTTATTAAAATATTTATATATTTTATATAAAATAAATGAAAAAAAAAATAAATAACAAAAATAAAAAAAATAAAACTTTAAAAAACAAAAATAAAAATAATTATTCGCATAGCAACATTATTGTTTTGTGTTTGGAAATATTAAATACTGTTAAATTGTTTCATTGGAAAACAAAAAAATATTCAGAACATAAAGCAACTGATGAATTGTATGGCGAACTTAATGATAAAATTGATGATTTTGTTGAAGTTTTAATTGGAAAAGATGGAAAAAGAATAAATATAAATAAATCATCAATTAAATTAAATGATTTTAATAATTCTTTTAATTTTAAAAAATATATTGCAAAAGCAAAAACATATTTAATAGAAATGACAAATAATAAAATATTAAATAAACAAGAAAATAGTGATTTGTTAAATATTAGGGATGAAATATTAGGAATATTAAATAAATTCACATATTTATTGACATTTGAATAGAATATATTTTGTTATATTTTTTGTACTATATTTTGTTTATTTTATTACACTTTTTATTCAGGACTAATTCCATATAAAAACCATCTTATTGATAAATAGTCTGGATTTTTTAAATCAAGCGCACTTCCTTTGCCACCAATCATGTTTATATTTGGGCCTTTTTCAACTAATCTATTTATTTCATATATTCCCAATGCTCTATTATAATACCATAAATTAGAAACGTATCCTGAAAAACCTCCATCAGCACCTATATAAACATCACCATAATTTTGTTTTGGAACTCCATGTAATTTATGACTTTTGGTTATTGTTCCATTAATATAAACATCAATTGTGTCATTTTGACATCTTATTATGACATTTATCCATTTTTTTACTGGTATATCAGTAATTAATATTTCTTCATTAATTACATTAAAAGTATTCATCATAATAACTAAATTATTTTTATTTGGTGTTAAATATAATCCAGGAGAATTGTTTGGGAAATTTAAACCATTTGTTGTTGTGTTTGTAGTTATAGTTGTGTTGGAATTTGATGAATTTGTTGTATTTTTTTCAGTGAAATTATTTCCTTTATAAAAAATACATCTGTATTGATTTTTATTATATTCTAAATCATCAATGTATATCCAACAAGACCATGTAAATTCAATACCATCACTTGCATTAGTTGATCTAACAACTGTTTTTGAATCATTTATATCTGGATCTTGAGGAATAATCATTAATTCACTACCACTAACCATTCCATCTATTAATTCTGGAGAACTGTCATATCCAAATATTTTTCCAATAATCATCATTCCAATTCTTAAACCAATCATAAAAATAATTACTGCAATTATTATAACTCCTACTTTTGAAAGAAAACTTTCTGAATCTGCTGGTGCATTTGAAATAGTTGGATTATTTGATATCATATTAATATATAATTATATTTTTATAAATATATTTATAAATATTTATGTTGATGTTTACAAATAAAAAATAAAAAAAATATTTAAACTGTTAATGTTGTTTCTTCTGTTCCATCTTCAACAATTGAAACTTTTATGCTATATCGTCCGAATAAATTTCCCAACCAATTTCCTCCATAACCTTCCTTATAAATATCCCAAGCTTGTTGTGGATTTTTCGATTCACCCCAATATTTAAATTTTGAAGTCCATCCTGAAAATCCACCATTTGGTGTTACATACACTGATGCACCTGATTCTATTTTTGGCACACCAGGTAAGACACATGTTCTGACTAATTTTCCATCTAAATATAAATCAAGAGTTCTTCCATATGATGTTAATAAAAAATTACACCATTTTTGAAGTGGAACATTTCCAATACCACAAGCAAATAATGTTGAATTTGCGCTTGTATTTTCAGATGGATAAACTGTCATTTCAACTACTAAATTATTGACATCTTTTGTGAAAAATACTTTGGGAAATTTAGAATCAGCATTAGAACGTGTAAATAATATTTTTTGGTCTCCATACTTATAATTCCAATCATTTATATAAAACCAAATTGAATAAGTAAAATTTGTACTAGTTTCACCATCAGGAAGATCTCCAGAACTAATTTCTTGTGATGTTTCTGCTGATGTTAAGTCAGTTAATTTATTACTGTCTTTTGTTATATATCGTGTTAAAATAAAAAATAATGTAATCAATAAAATTATTAAAATTATTTTTTTAAATTCCATATTATAATATAATTATATAAAATATAAATATATACATAAAATATATAATTTTTATACTTTTTACAAATTATTATTCACCACTCATTATTTATCATTTATTATTTATTATTTATATTTTCATAATTTCACTTAAATAAACATTCATTATTTCTGAAAAATTAAATAATCCTATTTTATTTTTATCAATAACTGGAGGATTTTTATTTTTAAATATATTATAAATTCTATATATATCTGTTTTTGTTATTGGATAATTATAATAAATCATGTTAGATATATCACCTTCAACACCATTACTTTCACCAACTGTTATCGCTGTATTTTGAATATATGGTGCAATATTTATTGCTGATTTTACTAAATTTCCATTTATAAAAATATCCAATGTTCCACCGTAATAATTTATTATAATATTATTCCATTTTTGAAGTAATACACCATTATGTTTATAAATAACATTTTCTTCTATTTGTCCTTGTTGTTCTTGTTGTTGTTTTTTATTATCAAATCCTTCATATTTTAATTCATTTGATTTTTTCATCATTTTTTTTTGTTTTCTAATTTTAACCCATTGTCTAATACTATTTTCTGTCAATGGTTTAAATTCTTCTTTTTTATTTTTTTTATTGATTTTTGTTGCATCTTGTATATTTTTTACTCCTTTATACATAAAATACAAAATATTTGTTACAGGATTATATTTTATAATTAAACCATCACCTAAAGTACATATTTCATATATTTTATTACTTTGTGCAAATGAATTTAAATATAACCAAAATGATAACCCATATTTATAATCATATGTGCTTGCATTTTGCATTTTAAATAAATCATTGTATGAACTAATAAATTTATATTCTTTTAAAGAAATTGGATTGTTAAAAACTTGTATTCCATTTTGTAAAATATATTTTTCATATAAATCTGGCATTATGGCAGTAGTTAAAACTTTATAAAATAATATAATAAATGCTAATAATACTATAAACATTAATTCATTTACAGTTCCAAATTTTGTTCCTTTAAACGCAGTATCAAAACCTATTAAAAATAAACAAGGAAGTAAAAATATTGTTTTTTCTAATAATTTAAATATTTTATTTTCTCCTAAATTAGTTGTTGCTAATAATGCTTTAATTATTCCAGAAATTAAAATAATAATTCCAATAATTTCAAATAAAATCATATACCATGAATCATAAATGATAGTTCCAGATGTAACAAAAATTAAAAAAAATATAAATGCTAATGAAAATCCAATGAAAAATAATCCAGACATTGGATTTTTTAATAAAAAATCAAAAATAGATGTCACAAAACAAGGAATAATTGAAATTGTGTGTTTAAAAAAATTTAGTATTGAAGATGAATTGGATGTTGTTGTTGACACATTTGTTTTTAAAAATTGTTTAATTACTAAATTATATAATAAATATAATCCAATAATAAAATTTAATATATTGTATATTATTACACGATAATCTTTGTAATCTGTGAATTCTAAATTTTTATTTTTATAAATATATATATAATAAATTATGTAAAATATAAAAAATAATATTGGAAATAAATAATAATATAAAAAATATTCGAATGTTGAATAATTTTCTAAATTTGGTGATGATGATTCAATAAAAAATTTTTTAATTCCATATAAAAAATATAAAAATAATGAAAAAATTAAAACATCAAATAAAACTGAACCAAAATCTGTATAATTTCCCTTACTAATATCATTTGAAAATATAAAGGCTAATATTCCTGAAATTAATAATATAAATGCTACAATAATTGCAATTTTTGAATTTCTACCTGTTGAATTTGCATTTTCATAAAGTTTGTAAATATTTGAAAAAGAAAATCCAAATATTACTAAAGTTATTATTATGCCATAAATAATTTTTTTCCATTCAGTATTAGGCACTAAACTAGACAAATCAACACTTGTTTGTGAAAAATATATTATTGGTGCTAAAATTAAAAATAATATAACTAATATTATTATTATTATTTTATTAAAGTCAAAATCAAATTGTTTTGAATTGTTTGAATTAGAAAAAATAGATGTAATATTTTCAAAAAAAGATGCAAATGAAGAAGGAATTGATGCAAATACACCAAACATTTTTTTTAAAATATCCCAAATTTCTCTAAAAAAGTATTTTATATATCCCCAAATAAACAAAAAAAAATAAATAATATTAAATATAATTGATGAACTTTTATTTTGAGTTGTTTGATTTTCTGGTAAAAATTTCTTAACAATTAAAAAAACCATGATTAAAAATGATATTAATGTCAATACTCTTAAAGAATTTAATTTAGATTTATCATTACTATCAGTAGCAATTAAAATAATGTAACATATTATTGAAATAAATCCAAATATAAAAATAATTAAATTAGAGATATTATTGCTTATAAAATCTGAAAATGATGATGAATTCATTATTGAACTTATATTTTGTTAATATATATTTTTTATAATATATATATTTTTTGTAATATATATTTTTTTTATAATATATATATATTTTTTTGTAATATATGTTATAAAATATTTACATATTTTCCATGGCAGTTTTTTGCCCATGACATTCTCTACAAAGTGCAACCAAATTATCTACTTCATTACTGCCTCCTTGTTCTAATCTTATTTTATGATCTATTTCAAATGTATGAGTTAATTTATCTCCACAATTTCCACATTTCCAATCTTGATTATAAGCAACATATTTCTTTTTTGTTTCACTTACAGAACGTTTTCTTGCTTTTTTTTGCAAATTATTAAATAATGGATTTGGTGGAACAATCGGATTATATGCTGGGTTTAAATCATGATTAACTTCATTAATGTATCCTTTATTTGTAAAATCAAATATTGGTGTAATAATGCTCATACTAGATTTATCGATTGGCATATATTTTACCATATTATTAGCATAAAGAAGCAATTGTCTGCTTCTAATTGGATCTTTACGAATAAGTAAATAAACACTAATTGCTACAACAGCTATAATAATCATTTGATAATATTTTTTATAAGAAAGAATAATTTTACTATATTTATTTCCATAATATATATTATACATTAAAAAACCAGCAATTCCAAATATAATTAATTCAAGTTTCATTTATTATAATATATATTTTTAAGAAAAATAATGTAAATTGCAAATATTCATTTGATCTTAAACTTGATTATAAATAATTTAATTATAAAAATTGATTAATTATTATATATTTTATTAAAAATGGATACAAAAATAAAAATAAATATAAATTATGGAATATAAAATAAATATTTTAAATCGTTCATATCTTGAATGGGAAATATATAACACATCAATATTTGAAAAAATAATTGATGTTGATATAATTTCTAAAATATTGCCATTCGAACAAAAAATGTTTAATAATGATATATTTAAAATTATTATAAATGAAAATACAAATAAAATAGAAATAGAAATTATTTATTCACCAATACGTTCATCAGAAAATATTCCATGTGTATTAATTTTATCAGGAAATTGTAGTTATGGAAGACATAATAAGTCTAAATTATATTATAAATGTATTCCTGATGATGATAGATTACCGCCATTTTTAATTCCTTATGAAATTTCTGGAAATTTCTCAAAAAAATATTTAAATAAATATGTTACAATTAATTTTGTTGAATGGAATAAAACATGCTCTTTTCCAAAAGGAATAATTAACCAAATAATAGGAGATGTTGACATATTAGTTAATTTTTACGAATATCAATTATACTGCAAATCATTAAATATTTCAATACAAAAATTTCAAAAAAACGCTGCAAAACAGGTATCAAAATATGGAACTAATTTGCGAGAAATATTTGATGAAATTATGGAAAAATATCCATCAATTCAAAATAGATTGTGTGAAAATATAATAACAATTGATAATTCAGATACAACTGATTATGATGATGCATTTGGTATAAAAGAAATTACTGAAAAAAATATAATATTATCAATATATATTTCAAATGTATCGATTTTATTAGAACATTTGAATTTGTGGGATAGTTTCTCTAATAGAGTATCAACAATTTATTTGCCTGATAAAAAACGTCCAATGTTACCTACAATTTTATCTGATAATTTGTGTTCTTTAAAATCAGGAATGTACAGAATTGCATTTACTTTAAATATTTATATAAGTATTAATTTAATTGATGAAAAATATATTTATGAAATAACAGAAATGAATTACTGTAATTCATTAATTTGTGTAAATGAAAATTATATATATGAAGATGAAAAATTATTAAATTGTGATATGTATAAAAATACATTTAAAATAATAAGGGAATTATCAAAAGATTATAATTATACACGTAGTATTAATAATAGTCATGATTTAATTGAATATTTGATGATATTTATGAATTATCAAACTGCATTAGAATTAATTAAATATGGTAATGGAATTTATAGAACAAATAATTATATTAATAGCAATATTAATTTAAAGAAAACTTTACATATAAATGGTTTAAATAATGAGAATAAAAAAATACGATATATGGAACAAAATAATACAGATGAAATTATAAATTATTTGATGAATTGGAATAGTTCAATATCACAATATACATTGTTAAACGAAAATATGAAACATGACAGTTTAAATATTGATGCTTATATACACATCACATCACCAATACGAAGATTGGTTGATTTATTAAATATAATTATATTGCAAAGTAATTTAAATTTAATTAATATTGAAGATTATCAAAATAATTCATCAATTGGTATAAATTTTTATAATAATTGGGTTTCAAAATTAGAGTATATCAATACGTCAATGAAGAATATTAAAAAAGTACAAAATTCTTGCAATTTATTAACAATGGTTTCTAATAATTCTGAAATTTATAATAATATTTATGATGGATATTGTTTTAATAAAATACAAAGAGATTCTGAATTATTTCAATATTTTATATATTTACCTGAATTAAAAATTACATGCAAAATAATGTGTAGAATAAATATGGAAGAATATTCAATAAGCAAATATAAAATATATATGTTTAGTGATGAAGATAAAATTAAAAATAAGATAAAAATTCAAATTGTTTAATTATTTAATTTTTTTTGAAAATAAAAAATTAAAAATATTATGGATTAAATAAAAATATTATGAATATTATGAATTAAATAAATATAAACAAATAATAAAATATAAATTTAAAAAGAATGTTATATTATTATTTAATATTTTTTGATGGATAACAATTTATATGCAATTCACAGTGTTTTACAAAAAATGAAAGATTCAAACAGAGATAGATTTTTTTCATTATCTAATTTAATTATAAATTTTCAAGAAAAAAATAATGAAGTATTATTAAATGTTAATGAAAATCAAATAAAACAATTATCAAATTATGGAACAATTCAAAAAGAAGAATATTTAGAATTATCACATGTTTATTCATCATTTGCTTTATTTAACGAAATTAAAAAATTAACAAGCAGAACAACAACAATAAAAAAATTAAATGCAATAATTGATGAAACTCTTACAGTTCAAGAATCAAAAGATGAATTAAAGAAAATGTTAAATGTTTGTGTTTTATTAAATTTATTATCTAGAAGATTAAATAAGAAAACAATTCAAGAATTAAATGATTATAATTTAATTACAAAATTATCACAGATACATCCAAATTTGATTGAATGGTTAGGTATAAAAAAATTAATAGATTTTAATATGGATGAAGAATTAGAAAATTTTGTAAAAAATGAATATGTAACATATGACAATATTAATTTTGAAGGATTATATAGTATTTATGAAGAAGAAATTTATAACAAAATTTATGATTTAATTTATTTATTTCAATAAACATAAACATAAACATAATAAAAATATATATTTTAAAAAAATATATATTTTAAAAAAAATATATATTTATAAAAAAAATTATTTTTTACAAGAATTAATTAAATCATATTTTTCATCAAATTCTTTTTTTACACATTTGTATGTTTTTGATATATCAATTAAACATTCATTTGCATAACATCTTAAACTATCCAATTCTTGAATTAATTGATCTGGCATTGATTGTTCCATTTCCAATTCATTTTTTAAAATTTCCAATCTTTTTTGATTTTTCATTTTTTGTTGTTTCTCTCTTTCTATTTTTTCTTGTAAATTAATTTTAGAAAATTTTGAAAATTTAGCATGACGTTTCCTTTTAATAATATTATTATCACTATCACTATCACTATCACTATCAGAATTATATTTTGAATCCAAATATTCTTGATAATATTTATTTGTTATGTTATAAAATTTTCTAATTAAATCACTTGCTGTATCTCTTACCATAACATAAAGCTCAATATATTCTTTATTTTTTAAATTTTTTTTTTCATTTGTTTGTATATTTTTTTTAAATTGTTCTTCATCAATTATTTTTGTCATATATCTTATTCTTTCAGTTTGATTGCATTTTCCATAATTATCAATTTGGTTGTTTAAATCACGAATAATTACATTATTTAAATGTATAATATTTCTTCCAATTTCTACTAATAAATTAGATAAATATTGAGCATCATCAATTGATTGGACAAATGGAACATTACTTAATAAAGGTGATATGTAATAAACTAAATTATCTAATCTTGCAACTAAATTAGAAGTTAATTCAACACCACAGGGAATATCTAATGGATGTCTTTCTAAATTTTGTTTGTTTTGTTTAATATATTCAAAATAATGTGGATTATGTATATTTCTTCCAATTTGTATTTCACCAGTTTTCCAACAAAATGGTGTATTACAATTTGTGCAAAACATTTGATCGCATCCCATTATTTTAAATATATTGATTCCACATTTAGGACAAGATTTACAATCAGATTTTATTAATTTTGCTGTTTCTAAATCATCATTGTTACAAACATGCGTTGCTTTTATTTCATCATTTCCCATGTTAATAAAACATTTATTACAAGTCCATGTGTCACATAAAGAACATTTCCATTTTGATGATAAAAATCCAAGACAATTATCGTTGGTACATCTACGCACAAATAATTGTTTTTTTTCTAAAAAAATATCTTCAGTTTTTGTTATTCTATCAATCATTTCTTCATCAATTGTTTCCTCATCATTAAAAATTGTTGTTAAATCTTCATTAATTGTAAAATTATTGTTTCTCAATTTTTCATAATATCTTAAATAATGCATTTGTTTTATTCTTAATTCTTGAATTTGTTTGTCAATTTTATTAGATTTTTCTTGAATTCTCATCATTTCATTTTGTCTATATTGATTTCTTTCAATTATTAATTGAGTTGCTGGTAATAAAGATTGTTCTTGTTCAAAAAGAATTTGTTCTCTGTGTTTTTTATATTTTTTATTCATAAAATCATTTGTAAATTTTCTTGTCATAAATTTTCTTGTCCATATTTTTTTACAATTATTATCCATACAATGTGGATAATTTTGCCCTAATATAAATGTTTCAGAACAAGTTCGGCAACATTCCATTGGACAATATTCGCAACGAATTTTTATTATTTTGTTACTATAATTTTCGCCACAAATTTGGCAATAATCATAATAGACATCATCAGCAGGTAATTTTTTATCTTGAATAAATTGCATTTAAAATATTAGTATAAATATTTTTAAATAATAAATTTTATATTCAATTTTTATCAAATTAAATTTAATATATATTTTAACAAATTTTTTTGATGAATATTAAAATATATTAAATATATTAAATATTCATTAAAAATAACTTAAAAACAAAATATTAAGTTTAATGTCTTGTATTTTTATGAATTTATAAAAAAATAAAAAATAAAAAATGAAAAATAAAAATTGAAAAATAAAAATTAGAAATAAAAATTAAAAAAAGTATCAATAATAATGTATAACAGTGAAAGATTAAAATCATCATTAATAATATCTGATAATAGTTTGTCTGTAATTCCAGATTTATCTTCTAATAAATGTTTGACTTATTTAAAAATATGTAACACAAATTTAAAAGAAATTAATGGAAATAAATTGCCAAAAACATTAACAACATTAATATGCGAAGATAATCAAATATCAAATGTTTATAATTTACCAAAAACATTAACATATTTAAATTTATCATCAAATAAAATAGAAAATATTGATGAACTACCTCCAGAATTAGAAGCATTCATCATTTTAAACAATAAATTAAAAACCTTACCTAATTTACCAGATACAATAACATATTTGGCATTTGGATATAATTATATATCTAAAATTAACATATTACCAAAAAAATTAAAAGAATTACATTGTTATTATAATTTATTAATAGAATTACCAAATATTCCGCAAAATTTAAAAAGTTTGCAATGTTATGGAAACAAGCTTAGATGGTTACCTTATATTCCAGAAAGTGTAACAAGTTTTAATTGTCATTTAAATGAATTTCCAGAATTGATAAAAACTCAACATAATGATTTAGCAAAAAAAATATTTATAAATAAAATATATATTTTTAGAAATTTATTTTATTCGTTAAAATTTAAAAATAAATTTATTAAATGGCTTAAAAAAATTAAATTAAATAAAACCGATTGTCAAATATCATGAGTTATTATAATTTATAAAATATGCAAATTACTATAATATATATAATTTTAAATTTATATATATTATTTTTTATTATTACACTTTTTCAACACATTTATTTACACTAACTATTCTCGGTTTAAAATCAATTTTACATTTTTCACAATATCTTATTGAATTAATGTTATTTTCGTATGGAAATGTTTTTTTTGAACAACAATTTATACAATTATTGTCACATTTTATTATTTTTTTTTTAACATTTTTTATTTTACTAAAACTCAATGGAGAAAATTGTTTCATTTATTTAATTATATTTATTAAAAATAATATATATTTTATTTGAAAACATTTTATAAAAAATCTAAATATATTTTATTTGAAAACATTTCATAAAAAATCTAAATATATATATATATTATATGAAATCATCATCATTCAAAAATTTAAAAAATAAATATGCATCAGTAGAAAGAGAAAATAATGAAATTTTTCAACCATTAAGAGAAAATGAAGTTAGAATTGTTTTTAATTGTTATGAAGGTTCAGTTTCTCATTATTTTCACTTTTTTTATGGTGCATTAATTCCTTTAATTGAATATCATTTAAATAATCCTGATAAAAAATTATTAATAACAACAAATATTGGGCCATTTAAAAAAATTTTTGATGAATTATTTCCAAGTGATGTTATAATTGGTTATGAAAATCCAGTGATTCCACCAAATTCTTCTTATTTTGATGATAAATCAATGAACTATGTAAGAATTAAAGCACCAGATGAAGTTATTTTACCTGCATATGATGTTTTTAATAATAAATTTATAAGAAGATATGCAAATGTAAGACAAGATTTAGATAGAATTAAAAATAGAATACTTCAATTTATTGAAGATAGAATGCCTGAAGAATATTTACACGATTCAAATTATAGAAAAGTAATACTAATTGGAAGAGATGTTGATGAATATTATATTCAAAAAAGAATGCAAAATCGTCAAGCTGGAATAGAAAGTGATCGTGAAATATTTTATACATCTGGAAGAGAAAGACGTGATATTCAAAATTTTAGAGAATTATCAAATTCATTAAGTCGTTTATTTAGAAATGATTTTAGTGATGTATTGCTAGAAAATACATCAATATTTTATCAATATCAATTATTTAAAAATGCATCAACAATAATAGCTCAACATGGTGCATCATTATCTAATTTATTCTTTTGCAGAGAAAATACAAATGTTCTTGAAATTATGTCACCTTGGGGTGTTGATGGAAATCATTTTTCAAATTTATCTTATTTTTGCAAATTAAATTATAATTCAGTGATGATGGAAAGTGACATTGGTAATGTCAATGTTAATGAAATTATGAATTTACTTTCTTCAAGTCAAAGAGAAAGACGTAGAAGTAAATCTCCATCATCAACATCTAGAACAACAAGAAGAAATAGAAGTAAAAGTAGAAGTAAATCTCCACCATCATCTAGAACAACAAGAAGAAATAGAAGCAGAAGTAGATCTCCACAAACAAGAAAATACAATAATAATAATAATAGAAATAGAAGTAGAAGTCGTTCACCAAATCGTTCTTATAATCGTTCCTCACATAATTCTTCTTCTAATAAAGATAATTGGAGAAGATAATTTATATTTTGTAAAAAAATAAAATATTATAAATATATTTTTTTCATTAAAAATAAATAAATTGTAAAATTAATAAAAATAAAACAAAGAATAATAAATGAATATTGTGAATTTTTTATCAATTATAACAAATAAATTAATTTATTATATTTTATTTTTTATTTTATTTTTTGTAATTTTATTTTATATATATATTCGGTTAAAATATAAATTTTGGGCTTTACAACCAGTTTTTCATTTTTACGATTTTCAGTATTATATTAGAAATATTGGAATTATTAATTTAGAATTACCAAAAAAAAATAAATATATTAATTTTAATAATTTATATTTTTATAATTCGAATAGTTTAACTGAAAATCAATGGAAAAATATTGTTACATTCATTCAAATAAATTATTTACAAAATAAAAATAAAATTGAAGGAATTTATAATGTTTATTATCCAACATTAAACAATATAAATAATTATTTTAAAAAGCATAATCATAATTCTTATTGGTCTTTTTATTATATTGATGATTATTTAAATGACACAAAAAATAACAATATTATTAAAAACAATAAATTAATTGGTTGTATGTCTAGTCGTCCACTTACATGTTGTATCATAAATAAAAATAATAATATAATATTTGATTTGTATTATGTAGATTATTTATGTGTTGATAAAAATCATCGCAAAAGTGGAATAGCTCAACAAATTATACAAACTCATGAATATAATCAAAGTCATTCTAATAAAAAAATATGTGTTAGTTTATTTAAAAGAGAAGAAGAATTAACTTTTATTGTTCCTTTAACATGTTATGATACATATTGTTATAAAATGTCAAATTTTACATATATTGATGATGTAATTTTAGATACGAACATAAAAATGTTGACATGTGATAAACAAAATATATATTATTTTTATCATTTTATTAAAGAAACAAAAGAAAAATGGAATATATTTATTATTCCTAGTATTAGTAATTTATATGCTCTAATCGAAAGTAAAAATATTTTTATTAAAATGTTTGTTGTTAGTGGAGAAAAAGAAATAATATCAGCATTCATATTTAAAAAAACTTGCACTTATTTGGAAAAAGATAAAGAAGTATTATCTTGTGTTGGATCAATTAATGGTGATTATTTATCATCACAAGAATTTATTGATTGTTTTAAATTAGCAGTTTATTCTTTACTTAATGAAAATTTTTATTATCTTTCAATTGAAAATTTAAGTGATAATAAAATAATTAATGATTGGAATTTTAATTTTGATGAAATATTTAAATCAAAAACAGCATATTTTTTTTATAATTTCGCACATTCACCTTTTAAATCTGAAAAATGTTTGATTATTAATTAAATTTTATAAAATATATATTTTTATAAAATATATATTTATTATTTATAAAAAATTATCTAACATATTTTCCAACTTTTGTAAATCCATCAACAACAAATATAATAAATACTCCCAAAAATGAATATAATATAACTTCCTCTGTTACATTATTTGTTTTTTGATCTTGTTGCTCTTCTAATAAATTTATTATATAATTTAATTTATCTACCATTGGGTTATCAAAATGGTTATTTTGTATTTTTTTATTCATATTATTGTCTGAATTTGAATAACGTTTTATATTATTTAATTCAGTATAACCTGGTAATAATTTTTTGTAATATCTTTCAACTTCTTCATCATTCATATAATTACTTTCTAATTTTTGAAGTTCCATTTCATTTTGTTCTATTGGTTGAGGAACTAAATTATTATAATTTGACATTCCCTCGTTTGTTTTTTTATTATTTTGTTGATGTGTTTGTTGTTGATGTGTTTGTTGTTGTTGATGTGTTTGTTGTGTTTGTTGATGTGTTTGTTGATGTGTTTGAGAAAGTATTGGTTTAAATGTGTCTTCATCATCTTCATCTATGTATCCTTTGTGTATAGAAGCTAATACAGAATTAACTTTTTCATTATTTACAAATGTTTCTTTTTGATTTTGATTAAAATCTGTGTCAAAAAATCTTCTTTTTTGTGTTTTATTTTGCTTTGTGTTATTATTAGATTGTTTTTTACGATCAATAGGATTATTATTTATACTATATTCATCATCTAATGGAGAAGCAGTTACTAATAAACTCATATTTATTAATAAAAAATGAGATAATTATTTGAAAAGTTATAATTAATATTATTAAATTTATTATATTTAATTAATTTATAAGAATGAATTTTATTTCAAAAAATATGAATATTGCTTTCATTTTAGTTTCTGCAATAGCATTATTAAATTCTGAAATGATTTATAATTTAAATAAATTTTTTATAGGAAAAATGATTATATTAATTTTTATTATATTTTTTTCAATAAATAACATTATTTTAGGACTATTACTTTCATTTATTTACTTTATTATTTTAGAAAAGTATAATAATTCAATAATTGAAGGAATGACAGAACAACAAATAAATACAATTAATACAATTGGAGAATTACCTAAACTACAAAATGAAAATACAACAAATGAAAATACAACAAATGAAAATACAACAAATGAAAATACAACAAATGAAAATAAAAAAAATAAAAAAGATAAATTATATGTTTTAACCACTGATCAAAAATATAATATGGGAATTGATATTCAGGACATTAAAGATAGTATCTCTTCTAAAGATTCAAATAGTTTACCATTGAGCAAAAATGCATTTAAATCAGGAGATGATGTTGAACCATTTAATAATTGATAATGTATAAATATTATGTAAATAATACAATGTGTAAATAATATAATGTGTAAATAATAAAATGTATAAATAATATAATAATAGCAATGAAAATTGAAAAAATTAACAAATATTTTATTTTTATTATTTTTATTTTATTTATTTTATTTATTGTTTTAAAAAATAATTATTATAATTATAATTCTAATGATTGCGGTTGCTGTAAAGATACAAGTAATAAAAAAGAAAATTTTGCAACAATTTTTGGAAAAACTTTTAATACAAGAACTAGATTATTAACTTCATTAAAGCATCCAGTTAGACAAGGAATAAGAAGTTTGTCAAATTTTGAAAATTTAAATATTGATTATGGAATTAATAGAATTAAACATTTATTTTCATAATTCTTGCATTTTTATATTTATAAAAAATTTTACTCTTTTATTTATGTATTAAATAAAATATATAAATAATATAAATGGCAAATGTTTTTTTTGATATATTTAATTTTTTTAATGGACATATTATGTATTTGAATAATAGTAAATTTTTTGCTGGTATAATCATGATTTTACTTAATATTTGTTCTAAATTTATAACATTGCAATTCAGTAAATCAACAGAGGAATATCTTAAATTATCTGTTACTAAACAATTAATGGTTTTCTCAATGGCATGGATGGGTACAAGAGATATTTATACATCATTAATTTTAACAGCTGTTTTTACAATTTTATCAGAACATATGTTTAATGAAGAAAGCAATATGTGTATTGTTCCTCATAAATATAGAGTATTGCATAAATTAGTTGATACTAATAAAGATGGGATAGTAAGTGACAAGGAAATAAATGAAGCAATTGAAATTTTAGAAAGAGCACGAAAAAATAAAGAAAGAATGAATCAAATTAAAAATTTTACATTATATGGAAGTTATTTACAAATGGCAAATTTAGAATAAAATATATATTTAATTTATATATATATTTTATTATATAATTTTATAATAGAATATAATGAACAATAATAATATTGAAAATAATGAAGAAAAAAAAAATAATGATAATGTGAATAATAATGATGAAAATGATGATGAAAATGATGATGAAAATGATGATGAAAATGATGATGAAAATGATGATGAAAATGATGATGAAAATGATGGTCAAAATAATTCGCAAATTAAACTTGTTCCATTTCAAGTTCAACCACCATTACAAATAATAATTCCTACATATGAAATCCGAAATGAAAATACTCCAAAAGTTTATTCTCAAGATCAAATCCAAGAAGAAAAGAAACAAGAACAAGAACTACTTAAAGAAACAATTAAATTAAAAAAAAATATACAAGAAATATTAAATAACTCAACTGGAATTACAATTTCAAACATTAAAAAAAAAAAAAATCTTGATCATGTCATAACAATAATTGATGAATTAAAATATAATCAAGATTCTTTTAATGATGATGATATTCAAAAATGTGCTATAATAAATAAATTATTTGGATCATTTGCTGACAATTCATATATAAATGTTATTTATAAAAAAAGTAAAAAAAATGAAGAAAATAAAAAAATTACAATAAATAAAATAAAAGACACAAATTTAAACATTGAAATTAAAAATTTATCAGAAAATACTCTTTTAATGGAACTTAAAAATAAATATATACAAAAATCAAATATATTATTTGGATTGAAATATAATAAATATGTTATATCATCCAAGTTTTTAAATAAAATATTTATTAATCTAATTATTAATAAAACAATTAATAAAACAATTGATGAAACAATTAATGAAACAATTGATGAAACAATTTATAAAACAAAAAATATCATAAAATTATTTGCAATAAGTAAAAATTCTTTTATTGGAAAAGAAAAAATAGACGGATATATAATTCATGATGATTTTTTTAATTCAAATTCAAATTTGGCAAAAATAAAAAAAGAAAATATCGATTGTATAATTGTTCCACATGAAAGATATAATAATAATAAATTTCTGAAAAATATAGATTGGAAATACATGCATTTATTTCTTGAAATTGTGACATATTTTGATAATTTGCATAAAATTTATACAAATAAAACCCAAAATGATAATTTTCCTGATGTTGATTGTAAATTTAATCATGGAAATTTAACTGCAAATAATGTTGTCATTAATTTTTTTAGGGATAATAATGGTGGAAAAAATGATGAGGATTTTAAAATACATCTTTTAAATTTAGATTATTCTTCAATTAATTATTTTGGATCAAGATATACTTCGCAAATACCAAATAAATATATATTATTTAAAAATAATTTTAATGAAAAAGAAAATGAACTGATAGATAAATTTTACAAAAGATTAGCTGGTGTAACTTTTGACAAATATGAATTTAAAAATCCAATTACAAATGTAAAAATATTTAAAAAAATTTTAAGATACTCAAAAATTCCAGTTCCTTTTGCAATTGAATTTTATATATTAATAATTTCAATATGTTTAAGTAACAGCGATACTTTTTTAAATTTTTTTACAAAATATTTTTTTGGAACTTTATTTGATGTTAATTTTGATATTGATGATATTGATAACAATAATTATGTAAATATTCAATTTTTAAAAGCATCAACATCCTATAAAGTTTATGAATTAATAAAACAAAATTCTAAATCATTCGCTAATATAAACAAAATTGACAAACCATTTGAAATATTATGTTCTGCAAATGTTAGTTATAAAATAAATATTTTGCAACTTTTCATTGATGAAATAAAAAATTATTTACATCATTCAAAAAATGCAATAGAAACATATCCTAATTTAATAAATAATATTTTAAGTGTTGAAAATGCATCTGATTATGATGTAAATGAACAAAAATTATATATATTTGTAAATTTAAATTTGAAAGATCGTGAAATATTAAAATATTATAAATCTCCAAAAAAAATATTTTTTAATCCAACAAGAAAATATGATGAAAACAAAATGAAAATAGTTCAAAAAAATTTTTTTGAAAGTGAAGTATTATTTAAAAAAATGTTTAATCAGTTTGAGGTTGATCCTACTTTGAATATTTACACATGTGAAATAAAAAGAAATGAAAATGAACAATATAGTGTTGTAGATAATAATATAATTTTAACTCTTAAAAAGTATTTTAAAATTGGTACAGTTTTAAGATCAAATAATGGAAAAGTATATACAATAGTTGATTACAGATGGAAAATAGGAACTTGGGTTAAAGATAATTATGGAGACAAAAAAAGAATTGAAACTGAAAGAAATAATATTAATAAAAATATAAAACAAGGAAAATATGGTTTTCAATTGGATATAAATGATAAAAATTTATTTGAAGAAAAATCTTATGAAATAAATAATAAAAATAACATCGATTGTACTAAATTATTATTTGATGAAAATATGATTGTAGATTTAACTAAAATTGATGCACAAAAAATATTAGAAGAAAAAAATGAACTTAAAAAACAAAATCAAACACAAATATATAATTTTATTGATAATTGGTTTCCTTCATTAAAAAATGAGGTTTCAAATATAGAAGAAAATAATAAAACTGCTGATGAATCAACCATTATTAAATACATAAATAGTTTAGTTGATAAATTTTCAAATAATTTAAATAATATAAACAATGACATAACAAATACAAATGGAACAAATACAAATGAAACAAATACAAATGTAATAAATAATGAAAATAATATAAATAAAAGAGAAATAAATTGGGGAAAATATGATGAAAATATGACCTTTTTTTTTAATTATATATTTGATTTATTATTAGATAAGTTTAAATCTACTGGCAGTTTTATTTTAAAATTATGTAGTCCATTTATTAAATTATGTAATTTTATTGGAACAAAATTTTCACAATTAGTAAAATTAATTAATGCAACAATAACTTTTATTAGAAAAATTGTTAGAAACTCAATAAATTTAGATAGTTTTATTAAAAAATTTGAAATTATCAGCGAAAATAATAATACTAAAATAATATTAAAAGATCAATATTTAAAATATATATTATTTGTAAAATATATTGAATTTATTGAAAATTTAGAAAATTTAGAAAATTTAGATATTCATAATAAAAATTATTTTAAAGATAATATAATAAATAGTGAACCCAATGATGTTAATGATAGAACACCTAATGTAAATAATTTATTTCAAAATGAGGTTAAAAATTACAATAATTTTTTTAGTGAGGAAATAAAAAATCTTCAAAATATTTCGGAAGAAATTAAAAATAAAAAATTTAATTTAAATTATTTTAATAATGTCAATAATAATATCGAAATAACAAAAAATTATTTGAATGCATTATATGAAATTAACAAATATATTAAATATTTTGAAATAATGAAACTATTCAATAATACATCAAATAATATTATAAATATAAATAAAAATACAAATATAAATATAAATGGAAATGCAAATATAGAAATTAATAATTTTAATAATGATAAAATTGATCCTAATCAAATAAATTCATTTATTAAATCTTTTCCAAAAATAATTAATAAAAATAATAAAAATGAAGAAACAAATACAAATGAATTTGAAATAGCAAATCTAAAAACAAATCTGGATAATAAAGCAGAAATATTAAATATAACAAAAGAAATAACAACAGAAAATGACACTATTTTAATTTTATTAAATAATTTACAACATTTTAAATATCAAAATTCTACATTAAAGGAATATTCTCAAAATAAATTGATGAAATTTTTAAAAAATATTTGCAATGATCAGCAACACATCAATTTAAGTGAAAATAATAAAGAAGAAGAAGAAAAACAAGAAAATAATGAAGAAAAACAAGAAAATAATGAAGAAAAAGAAGAAAAAGAAGAAAAAGAAGAAAAAGAAGAAAATAATGAAGGAAATAATTCAGATTTTGACACTATAAATTTGGATGATGGTGCAACAAATAGTAATTTTGAAAAAATAATTTTTGAAAAAATTGAAAATGTATCAAATACAAATTTACTATCTTATTTTATTATTGCTTATTCCATTAAAACAAATAAAAATATAATGAAAAATTTAATAAAATGTGATACATTAAATATAAATCGCAAATTATTAGAATTAATAAAGAATTTAAGTAATAAAAATAATGATGATGGCATAATCAATGACAATCATCATAACCCCTTAAAAACAATTAATAAATATTTGGATGAAAACGCAATTTACGACAAAGAAAATGAATTAAATATCAAAGAAAATGATAAGCATAATTATGATGATGAGGAAAAATCAGATAATAGTAATAGTACTAATAAAAATCGTGCAATATATTACAATAAATATATAAATGAATTATCAAATAGATTAAATATACAAATATACATACTTGACAGTTCAAATGAAATTTTACACAATACTAAATTAGAAAATCCATTGTATTATTTATTTTTAAAAAAAAATGATAATGCAGATCAAGGGTTCTCTTTAATGAAAAATGAGTATAATATATTATTTTCATGTGAAAATTTACCAAATGAAATACAAATTAATGAATATTGTTATAGAGAATTATTAGACTCTGAAGAAACTAATAATAATGATAATTCGCAAATAAATTGTATTAATAATAACAATAATTATGATGAATTAAGTCAAATTAGTAATGATGAAAGTCAAATTAGTAATGATGAAAGTCAAATTAGTGATGATGAAAGTCAAATTAGTAATGATGAAAATCATAATTATTATGACGATATGAGTAATATAAATGGTGGCATTAATAGTACACCATCCAATTTTCAATTAATAAATAAAAAACATTCATTTGGTGGTTCAAATACTGATAATTCAAAAGCAATCGAAGATAGAATTAAAGAACTTGAAAGAAATATATTGTCAATACCTAAAACATCCGTTGATGCGAATCAACAAACCAGGTTGCAAAACTATAAAAAAGAATTAAGTGAATTAAAAAGTAAATTAGAAAATAAAAATAAATCAAATTTAAAAGGACCAAAAACTTATGGAATTGTTGTTGATTTAATATTATATCCAGGTGAAAATCCAAGTTTAATGGATAAACAAAAATATAAATGCAATAATTCATTTGATGAATTAAAAAAAGAATATTGTGAAATATTTGGTTTAGGTTGTTCTGAAAAAAATAAAAAAGGTGGTACAATGAAATATAATAAAAATTCAAATGATTACTTATTAAAAAATAATACAAGAAAAAATAAAAAATAAATATATTATGATTTATAAAATATATTATGATTTATAAAATATATATTTTTTATAAAATATATTTTATGTTTAATAAAATTCGTTGTAAATTTTATTAAATAATATTATTTAATTTTAATATGGATTTTTTAGGTATGTTTAGTTCGACTTTATTATTATTTTTAGTTTTATTGGCTACATTGAATGTTTATTTAATAAATATGTATTACAAGCTATCAAACAAATGTGATATAATGTTTTCAGAAATTGCTGAAAATATAAAATGTATGAAAATAGCACAAATGATGAATTGTTTAAATGCAAAAAAATGTGATGATGATGAAACAAAAAAATGTGAGTTAAAAAAAAATAAAGAGAATAATGATGAATTAAAAGAAATAAATATTCCATACGAATGTCTGGTTAATAATCAACATGAACATTCAAATAATAATTATTTTTATGACACAAATTTAATTGAAGTTTCATCAGATGATGAAACATCATTATATAGTGAAAATAATTCTGACATTGATGATGATTCTACTAATACTGAAGATGAAAATTATGATGAAAATTCCATTGATAACGAAGATGAAGATAATGATGAAAAAAATATAATTGATGATAAAAATATAAACATAAAAAATATTCATGTTCCTTTAGAAATATTTGATTGTATAAATAGTGATGAAAATGTCAATGTATGTAGAATAAATAATAATGAAACAAATTATGAATTGAATAAATTAAATGAAAGTTTAAATGAAAGTTCAAATGAAATACATTTAAATTTAGAAGATTTAAGTAAAAATGAAGTTGTAGTTCAACAAAAGAAAAAACGCGAAAGTAGAAAAAATATTTTGGATAATGATTATAAAAAAATGTCAATAAATGATTTAAGAAAATATGCAATTGAAAATGGAATAAATGTTGATGTTTCAAAATTAAAAAAAACAGAAATAATTAAATTAATTGAAACATATATTGATAAGGATAAACAATTAAATGATAAAATACTTCATAATTTAGAACAAAATGAAGAAGAAAAAGAATTAGAAAATAAATTTGAAAATGAAAATGATAATAAAAATGAATAAAATAAAAAATAAAAAAAATAAAAAAATATAATATAAATGAGTTATTATACAATACCAACACAAAATATAGTATATCAAGCAGAATCTGGTGTAAATAATAAATTGTTGAACAATGCAAATATAAAATCAAATTGGGAATACAGAAGATACTTACAAGATAATGCTTTAAATATTATGAAATATAATACAAATCAATCAATATATACTTCAGGAAATAATCCTTATGCTTTATTAAATAGAGTAGAAGCAGAACAAACACCATTTTTATACAAATCAACTTATGATAATAGAACTGCAAAAGTTCATAATCCAAATACTGACTTAAGGCAACAATATTTAGAACAACAGCAATTTAAAAGTAGAATGATTTCACCTAACATTCCAATAAATAAAAATATTTTTAATTTTTAATTTTTATTTTTTATTTTTTACTGTGCTTTTTTAAAGTATAAAAAATATAAATTTAAAAACATATTTATATATTTTTTTAAGCAAATTATATATTTAAAAATAAAAAATGATTTATGAAAAAATAGTTGAATTTGAGCCAGTTAGTTTAAAAAGACATAGACATAGATTAAAAGGAGGAACATATGATCCATCAAAAAAAGATAAAGACGAATTTGTTAAATTATTAGAAGATTTGCCAGAAAATAAAATGTCAAATCCAATAAAATGCAAATTATTTTTTTATTGTAAAAGACCAAAAAATCACTATAGAACAGGAAAAAATTCTCATTTATTGAAAGAAAATGCACCAAATTATAACACAAATAATAAAGATTTAGATAATATGGTAAAATTTATTTTAGATGCTTTAAATGATAAATTGTATGTTGATGATTGTCAAATTATTGAAATAACATGTAAAAAATTATATTCAGAAAAAAATAATGGTGGATATGTAGAATTATATTTTGAAGAGATTGAATAATTTTTGTAATAAAAAAATATAAAATATAAAATATAAAAATAATATATATTTAAAAAAATATATATATTATGTTGCGTAAAACTTAAAATTAAATGTTCTAAATATTTCATAAATGAATAACGATATAATTGATATTTCAACAGATTTTGGATTTGGAAGTGATAATATTTCAAGTAAATATGGAGGTGGTATAGATTTACTTATGAATACTAAACATAGTGATAATAAATCAAGATCTAATAATGATGTGTTGTTTGAAGATGTAACAAATTTAGAAAATGAATTAAATGATTTAACAAGTGAACCATTAAATTTAAATTTTTCATCAAACAATGATTTTAATATTCAAATGGACTCATCTCCATCACATGTTCGATTTAATGATAATACAACATTAGGTGAATCAACAATTAATCTTGATGTTCCGCATAAAACATGGGATGGTTATGGTAAATTTAATGACATTCCAATTAATCCAGAAATTCATATGAGAAGTGAACCAAAAATGAATACAGATGAATTATTAAAAGAAAAGAAAAAATATTTAAGAAAATTTGAAGTTCTTGAAAAAAAGGGTGTTACATTAACAAAAAAATATGATATGGATTCAAATTTAAATGAAATGATAGGTGAATATGAAATGATTATGGATGACAAAGCAAAACAAAATTCAATAAAATTTCAAGCAAATATATTAATGACAATAGTTAATGGTATTGAATTTTTGAATCAAAAATTTGATCCATTCGATATAAATTTAGATGGTTGGGGAGAACAAGTTCAAGAAAATATTGAAGATTATGATGAAATATTTGGAGCATTACATGATAAATGGAAAAGCAAAGCTAATATTTCTCCTGAATTACAATTATTATTTCAATTAGGTGGAAGTGCTGTAATGGTGCATATGTCAAATTCATTATTTAAATCATCATCAATGCCAAATATGGATGACATATTAAGACAAAATCCAGATTTAATGAGACAATTTCAAACAGCTGCTGTAAATTCAATGAATAATACAAATCCTGGATTTTCAAATTATATGTCTGGATTTATGTCGAATCAACCTCAATCATTTTCAGTAAATAATAACAATAAACCACCATCTCCAATTCAAACAAAAAGAAATACTGAAGGAATGAGAGATCAAGTAAGACCAGACATTTCAATGGCACGTGGTGTATTTGCAGATAATAATGATGGAATAAATATTCGTGAAAATACAGCGCCAATTGAAAGTTCTTATGAAAAAACTCTACGAAGAGAAATGAAAGGACCAAGTGATTTAAGTGATATTTTATCAGGAATAAAAACGAAAAAAATATCTGTAAATGCATCATCTCAAAAACAAACACAACAACACCAACAAACACAACAACACCAACAAACACAACAATTTCAAAAACAAACACAACAAACACAACAACACCAACAAACACAACAAACACAACAATTTGATGAATTAGATTTTGATGAATTTGATAATAATTTAGAAGAAAATGATGATTATGAAGAAAATGAGAAAGCACCAACAATTAAATTAACATCGTTAAATACAATAGATCATACATTAAATGATAGTAGTCGCATAAGTTTAGATGATATGAAATCAATTGAAGGCGATTTTAATGTTCCCAAAAAAAGTAAAAGAAGACCAAAATCAGATAAAAATACAATTAATTTAGATTTATAAAATAAAAAATAAAATAAATGCAATCAATTGAAGTATAAAATTCAAATGGTGGTAAAAAAGAAAAAAAAACAAGTAGATAAAATATATATTTTTTATGTAATTCATGTAAATTATATAAAAATATTACCAAAGAATGTATTTCGACATTTTTGTGTCATTTCGTAATTCTTCAATTAATCCCCACATTATTCTACGTCGTGATACAATACAGCAATTTGAATAATTTTTTTCAAATAATAAAATAGCATTGATAATTTCATTCTTTTTTAATTTTGTATATTTAATGTTATAATAATCACAAATTTTGTGCAATTCTTTTAAAGAGTAAATTTCAAAATTGTTAAAATCATTAACAAAATGATTTGTAGAATTTTCAGCAATAAATATTTTAATATTTTTATTATTTTCAACTAATGACATTTAATGATATTTAATATAAAATGCAAATATTATTTTTATATTAAATTAAAAAAAATATATTTCCTCAAAAGTATATTTTATTTTTTTGCTATACTTTTCTTAAAAATATAAGTAATTTTTATACATTCAATAAATCCATGTATTTAAAAATTGATTTACTTGTTAAACTTTTATAATTTTTAACTTTTGATTCAGATAATTTTGTTAATACATCAGTTATATTTTCATCATTAATTAAATATTCATCATCATCTTCATCAATTTCATCACTATTTAAAATATCTTTGTTATATAATATAATAACATTTTCAGTTAATTCATCAACAATTTCTTTATTTCCTGTTTCGTTTATTTTTTCCATAACATTTTTTAATAATTCAACTAAAATTAAAACAACTGTGCTTTTTGGAATTACATTATTTAATGCTAAATTTACATAAAACAAAGATAATCCTCTTCTTTTTTCATTATTTTTATTATTATCGCAAAATTTGTCATAATTTGTGTTTGGATCATCATATTGTATATTATTATAATTTGAAAGTATATTTTGAAATTCAATTTGCTTATTAAAATGAGTTCTAATTGATATATAATTGTTAATTAATTCTGTATATAAATCAACAAATACTTTTGAATAAAATTTATTTGATGAAACAGTGTCATAAATCATATTGCATACTTTTTGATTATCATCTTCATCTAAATAAGAACTATAAATAATATTTAATTCATTGATAATTGTCTCTCTTATTTCTAAAAATTTTTTATCTGTTAATTTATTTAAAGAAGTTCTAAGTATATTAATATTTGCTTCAATTCCAACACGTTGTTCTAATTTTGTTGCTTGAAAAGGTGTTTTCCATTCTTCATCATTTGTTTCAAAATTTTGTCCTCTACGATTTTTATTTCTTCTATTATTATTTCCATTTGATAGTGTATTTTTATTTAAACTATTTTTAATTTTGAATGTACTGCAATCGGTTGAATTAAATGTATTGTTAACTAAATTATTTGTTTCTCCTAATACTTCATATGCTAAATTATTCAAAGCATTAACAATTTCTGGTGAAATAATAAATTGAAATCCAGTTGCAACAATTTGTTGTATTTCTGACAAAGTATATTTATTTGTTACAGTTGGTTCTATTTTTTTAATTGATTTGTAATTTTTTGATTGCATTGAATAATATATTTATATTATAATAATTAATAATTATTTTTTTAAATCAATTTTTTTATATTAAATTATACTTTATGTTTTAAATATATAAAAATATAAATATATTTATATTTAAAGAAATAACTTTATGTTTAATATATAAATGAATATCAATCAAGAAAAAGACCAAGAACAAATTGAAACATTTTCAAAATGGGATGATTTAGATATTGATCCAAAAATATTACGTGGAATTTATTCATATGGTTTTGAAACACCAAGTCCAATTCAATCAAAATCAATTATATCTATTTGCAAAGGAAGAGATATAATAGCTCAAGCACAATCTGGTACTGGAAAAACAGCATCTTTTACAATTGGTGCTTTATCTCAAATTAATTTAGAAAATAAATATACACAAGTTATAATATTAGCTCCAACTAGAGAATTAGCATTACAAATTACGAATGTTGTATCTTCAATATCATGCATGATGAATGGATTGGTTGTAAAAACTATAATTGGTGGTTCTTTAATTTTAGATGATGTTGATGATATAAGACAAAATCCACCACATATTATAGTTGGTTGTCCTGGAAGAGTTCATGACATGATGAGACGTAATTATATTGATGGTAATTTAATTAAATTGCTTGTAATGGATGAAGCTGATGAAATATTATCAGATGGATTTATAGAACAAATTAAAAATATAATAAATAAACTAAATTCAAAAACACAAATTGCATTATTTAGTGCAACATTACCACCAAATATAAGAGAAATTGTAAATAAATTTATGAATAATCCATTACATATTAGTGTTAAATCAGAAAGTTTAACATTAGAAGGAATAAAACAATATTTTATTGCAATACAAGATGATTATCAAAAATATGCAACATTAAAAGATTTATATAATTTAATATCAGTTTCACAATGTATAATTTACTGTAACAGTGTAAATCGTGTAATGAATTTATATGAAACAATGCAAAAAGATAATTTTCCAGTTAGTTGTATTCATAGCAATATGACAAAACAAGAAAGAGAACAAGGATTCAATGAATTTAAATCTGGATCATCTAGAGTTTTAATTTCATCTGATATAACAGCCCGAGGAATTGACATACAACAAGTAAGTATTGTAATAAATTATGATGTGCCAAGAGACGTTCATACATATTTACACAGAATTGGTAGATCAGGAAGATTTGGAAGAAAAGGATGTGGTATAAATTTTGTTACCTATAGAGATGTTCAAAAATTAAGAGAAATTGAAAGATATTATAGAACAGAAATTAAAGAATTTCCAGCAAATTTTCAAGGATAATTTTCATCTGTAAAAAAATATTATTTTTATTATTTTTATTTTTTTTATTATTTTTCGTTAAATTTAGGAAAAAAAAATATAATCTAAATATGTATATTTCGCACTTTTTTCTGAAAATTTATTAAATATTCATCAAATATTTTAGTTATTTTAAGTTTTCGTTATAAAATAAAATTCTTTATATTTTATTTTATAAATAAATGGAATTTAAAACTGATATTAACAATGATAATACAAGTACACCCATAAATCAAAATAATTCAATTGAAACAAATAATAATTATTTAACAAGTAATTATTTAGAACAAAATTATAATTTTAAAAGTCCAATAGAGTATAATTCTAAAACAAAAATTATTTCTAATGAAACAATTAAATCATTGGAATTAACAGAATCAATTGATTCAAATGAATTACCAATTTATGATGATATTTATTCTCCAACAGATATTCCAACCAATATTAATATGAAAAAAATGGCTGGATATTATACAACTAACATTGAATATTTAAAACAAACACAACAACTAATTAAATTAATAAAAAAAGATGAAATGCATAATCAATATGAGAATTCTAATATTAATGATGTACTAAATGATTATACAACATTTAAATCTGAAACTGGATTTTATGAAAAATATAACTATTTTGACTTTAGTTATTTAAAACATTTAAATAATGATTCTAACATACTTGGAATTATGAGTTTTTATAATATAGCATCACCAATAATATCATTAATTATGCCAATATTGATACTTTTATTACCAATTATTATTTTAAAAATAAATGGATTAAATTTCAATTTATCTAATTATGTTGATATTTTAAAACCAATAATTCAAAAATCTTCAATAGGACAATTATTTATGAATTATAACAATTCAAATGATACACAAAAAATTTATTTATTTGCATCCACATTTTTTTATTGTTTTTCAATGTATCAAAACATACTAAGTTGTGTAAGATTTTATTCAAATGTTAAAAAAATTCATGATTATTTATCAAAATTTAAAACTTATTTATTTAATACAATTTCAAAAATGGAATATTTTTATTCATTGACAAAAAATTTTAATACATATAATCAATTTAATCAAACTATGATAAATACTAAAATAGGTTTAGAAATAATTTATTCAAATCTTGAAAATATATCACCTTTTCAATTAAGTATTTCAAAATTAGGAGAATTAGGAAATATAATGAAAATATTTTATCAATTATATACTGATGAAAATTATACTAATTATTTTTTATATTCTTTTGGATTTAATGGTTACATTAATAATTTATTAGCTATCAAAGAACATGTAATAAACGGAAAACTTAATAAAGCAATTTTTTTAACTAAAAATATAAATAAAAATAAAAAAATTAAAACAAAAATAAAAAATATATATTATCCAAAATTTATTAACATTAAAAATACTAATAATGCTGATAATAACAATTCAATTAATGTAATAAAAAATGATTGTGATTTAAATAAAAATATTATATTAACTGGACCAAATGCTTCTGGTAAAACAGCATTTATTAAATCATTATTTATTAATATTTTATTATCTCAACAAATAGGTTATGGATGTTATGATAAATTAGAATTTATTCCATATGATTATTTCCATTGCTATTTAAATATTCCTGATACATCTGGTCGTGATAGTTTATTTCAAGCAGAAGCAAGACGATGTAAAAATATTATTGAATTTATTGATGATAACGACAAAGATGAGACACATTTTTGTATTTTTGATGAATTATATTCAGGAACAAATCCTGATGAAGCAATTATAAGTGCAAAAGCTTTTATAAAATATATATCTAATTATTCAAATGTTTCATTCTTATTAACAACACATTATACAAAATTATGCAAAAAAATAAAAAATAAAAATGATGATGGACTCAATATATCAAATTATCACATGAAAACTTTAAAAAATGAAAATACTGGTGATGTTATTTATACATATAAATTGAAAGAAGGAATTTCAAAAATTAAAAGTGGCATTCAAGTATTGAAAAATATGAATTATCCAGAAAAAATATTATTAAATTTATTGTAAATGTGTAAATATGTATAAAAATTGCTAAATGCTGGATTCGAACCAGCGACTACGGTGTTGTCATGTGACAATCCGTGCTCTACCAACTAAGCTAACTTGGCATGTGACTACTTATGTTATAAAATAATATATATAAATATCAAAAAAATATTATTATTTTAAATTAAAAATATAAATATATTTTATAAAAAAAATTGATAATATATTTTATAAAAAAAATTGATAATATATTTTATAAAAAAACAAATATAAACATAAAAATGTCACAACATTCATATTCACCAAATTTGTATGATTATTACAATGGAATTTATAGTTGTAGAGATACACATGAACCAAGAATTGAAAAAAAATATGTTGGATTTTGGAAACAATCAATGAATTATCAACCTAGCCCTTTTGATAGATTATTTATGAATGAAAATGAAGGGTGTAGTGATTTCCCAATTGAAAATTCATCAAGTATTGATAATACTGAACTTGTCAATAAATTGTTAAAAATTGAAGAATTGAGTGAAAAAGTGGGATATTATGGATGTTCAGAATGTAGAATATGCAAATGTAAAAATGGTTGTTTAGAATATATAAATGGTAAATTTGTATGGCCTGAAGATTATTCGCATTATTTAAAATATCATAATGTTGCTATTGATGAAGAATTTAAAAATTTTATAATTAATTACGACCTATCTTATGTTTAAAAATATATATTTTTAATATATATATATTTTTATTATTTTTTTCTTAAAATTGTATTTTGTTTTACTTTTCTTAAAACTATATATATAATAATGGTTAAATCTATATTAGATGAATCTATTGAATATGAAGATACATCAAAAATTGAAAATTCTGATAAAAATACAAATAAAGAAATATATGAAATTCCAATATTTGGTTATGATTGTTTAATTACTGTTGGAGAACCAATTAATAAATTAAATTCAATTGTATATTTTCCAATTTATTTAATAAAATATAATTTAAAAATCATTCAAATTGGAATTTATGAAATTGATAAAACAAAAGTAACATTAAAAGATATAAATAATAGTGACAATTTTTTTGATTTAATTTATGATACTGAACCTTTATTATACTCTTTTGTTAATAAAAATTTTATTGAAGAAATGCATATTACACCAAGAGATTATGATTTAAATATAACAAAAAATAAAAATGTTGAATTATCAGAACCATCAGAAGAAATTTTGGAAGAAAATATTACAAATATATATTCTATTTTTCATAAAATTTCAAAAAATAAAAATCAAATAAAATTAGATGAAGAAACTAGAGATAATAATTTAAATTACATACATAATTTTGAATCTGCAAGAAATTCAAACAATTATTGGGTTCAAAAATTTATGAAAAATATTCATTATAATTTTCAAGAAAATGAAGGTCAAGGAGATTGTTTTTTTTATGCAATTAAGCAAGCTTTTAATTCAATTAATTTAAATGTGAATATATCAGATTTAAGACAAGTTTTATCTGAACAAATTAAACAATCAAATTATGAAGAATATCGTGCTTTATACGATGATAATATAAATCAACAACAACAAATAGAACAAACTATAAATAAATTAATGTTACAAGAAAATATTAGTTTCAATAAAAATAATAAAAATAAAGAAAAAGAAAGTATGAAAAATATATTAAACTACATAAATAATAAAAAAAATGATGATATCAATAAAGAAGAACAAACAGAAATATTAAATAAAATTAAAGATTTAAAAAATGAAAAAGAATTGTTAAATAAAATTAATCAATATAAATTTATGAAAAATATTAATTCATTACAACAATTAAAAGATTTTATAAAAACAAGTAATTATTGGGCTGATGAATGGGCTATTTCAAAATTAGAAATATTATTAAACATAAAATTTATTATATTACGTCAAGATGCTTATAATAATGATGATATTTTAAATGTGTTGCAATGTCAAAATGGCCCAATTGATGAAAGTATTGATAATTCAAAAAACTTTAATCCAAAATATTACATTATTTTAGATTATGATGGAAATCATTACCAATTAATATTATATAAATCAGCTAAAATTTTTACTTTTAAGGAATTACCTTTTGGTCTTAAAGAAATTATAGTTAACAATTGTCTTAAAAATAATAATGGAATTTATAGCTATATCAAAGATTTTGTAAATTTTAAGGATAAAGAATTTATCCCAACTAATCAAAGTGGAGGTAAAAAAACTAAAAATCAAGAAGAATGTGATGGCCAAATTATGGAAGAATTATATCAATTTGGACCAACAAAATTATGGGATGATAATATAAAATTTATATTTTATGATAAATCTTCTAATTCAATACCTGGAAAAGGTCCAGGAGAAAAAATTCCCAAACACGAAATATTATCTTTTGCTAATTTAAATAAAATAAAACATTGGAGAAGAAAATTAGATAATTCGTGGATACAACCATTTACACTTGATGATAAAATATGGGCTTCTGTATATCACTATGTTGAAGCATCTAAATTTAAATTATTTCCAAAAATATATGAAAAAATTGCACTTGATAGTAATAGCCCAATATCAAAAAAAATAAATAAGTTAAAACAATTTGTTAAAAATAACATTGATAAAATTGATGAAAATTATAATGATAAAACATATTGTATGGATATGTATTTAGCACAAGAAGCTAAATTCATACAAAATAATGATTTGAAAAAAATTTTATTAAATACAGGAAAAGCAAATTTATATCAACAAAGAAAAGGTAAAAAACCAATACAATGCACTAATTTAATGTTAATCAGAAAAAAATTACATACCATTGAATAAATATTTTTTATAAAATATATTTTATAAAAAATAAATATATATTTATATATTGTAAATGTCAATTGAATTTTTTTTTTCAAAAATTAAAATAAAAAATGAAAATAATATTAATGAAAATATATTACAAAATATATATAATGATTTAATTGAAGCAAATGAATATACAACAAATAATTTACATAATTATAATTATTACAATAATACACAAAATATTAATAATATTTCAAGATTATTTAAATCAATACCCGAACCTATACTATCACATATTAAAAATGATATTAATTTAAATTTATATAATTTTATTTCGTATAATTTTAGATTATTTTCAAGAAATATAATAATTACATTTGCTATTAAATTTGGTTCAAACAAAAATAAACGAATAAATTTAAATGAATATCATAATTATGTATTTTTAATGTCACTATGGTTATATATTGCATCAAAATATTCAACAACAAATTGTAATAATGATTTAAATATTAATATATATTTAACTGATGATATAAAAATAATTCCTCGAGATAATACAATTATTTTAAATCAAGAACATATAAACACAGCATTTACGATGCAATGCAATGAAATAATAATTTTTAGAGAAGAAGAATGGTTTAAAGTCTTTATACACGAAACAATACATAATTATAACTTAGATTTTTCTTATATGAGACAAGATTCATGTAATGAAAAAATTAAAAAAATATATAATATTAAATCAAAAATAAATTTATATGAAGCTTATACTGAATTTTATGCTAGAATTATGAATGTATGTATTATTTCTTATGTAAATTCAAAAAAATTTAATAATTTTACAAAAATATTCAAAAAAATGATGAACAATGAAATAAAATTTTCTATATTTCAAATGATTAAAGTTTTAAAATATATGAATTTAGAATACAATGATTTTATAGTTAACAAAAAAAAATCATATGAAAAATATAAAGAAAAAACAAATGTATTTTCATATTTTATTATTTGTGCAATTATGATGAATTTTTATTCTGATTTTTTACAATGGTTTTACATAAATAATGAAAATAATAATATATACAATTTTAAAAAAGATCAAAATAAAATATTAATGTTTTGTAATTTAATTAAAAATAAATATAATAATGAAATATTTTTACAAAATATATATATTTTACAAAATATATTTTTTAAAATAAAAAAATCTGAAAAAAATATTAACATATTAAACAACTTACAAATGACTTTGTATAAAATAAATGACTTTGTATAAAATGAATGACTTTGTATAAAATAAATAATTTTGCATAAAATAATTTTATAAAAATATAAAAAATATATATTTAATTAATATATGCATATTATTAAAAACAAATAAAAATAAATATATATTTTAAGATATATAATTATTATGACTGAAAATAATTTTGAAAAAAAAGAATGTGAAAATACTTCATTTATTGAATTTATTAATTTTAATAAAAATAATTTAGATGTGGTATCTAATAGAGATAGACATGATTCTGATTTGGGAATTATTGATGAAATTTCAAATAATAATTCAAATGAAATTATTAATTTAATTTCAATTGAAAATAAAAGTAAAAATGAAACTTTTTTTTCAAAGGTAAAAATTTATTTTTTTCCAAAAAATATAAAAATAAATAAATTTTTAAAACATGAAAATAATATTGAGTTTAAAAATAAATTAATTTCTGTTTTTTTTCATATTTTTTTAATGTCTATTTTTGAAATATTATTTTATTTTTTATTTATTGTTAATATTGAAAAAGAAATATTTCTAGAAAAATTAACATCCTATAATGATAATATTCAAGAACTTTATAATGAAAATATTAATCCAGAACAACATGCAATCATTTCTAATTATGTTTATAATATGTTTAATGACAAAATTCTTACAGAACTAAAACAAAATTATGAAAATGATATAAAAATGCAAAACATGTTATTTCAAATGTTATTGAAAAAAGCAATTATAATATCAAGTATCATTGGTTTTTTATTTGCAAGTTCTATTATTTATGGAAGAAAAGAAATGAAAATTTTATGGATTTTATTTGAAAATATTTTATTATTTTTACTTTTAGGATTGTATGAATATATATTTTTCAATATGATTATTTTAAAATATAATCCAATAACAGATGGAGAAATACAATATATTTTTGTTTGTAACTTTTTATCAATCTTTGATATTGAATGTTAATTTAATATTTAAACAATAATCAAAATAAAAATTAAAATAAAAATTGAAATAAAAATTGAAATTAAAATAAAATATATTATATTAAAACATCTTTAAAAATGGGTATAAAAAATTTAAACAAATATTTATTAAAAAAATGTCAAACATCAATAAAAAATATACATTTATCTAGATTAAAAAATAAAATAATTGCAATTGATACAAGCATTTATCTATATAATTTCGAGAGAAATGGTGATTTAATTGGCGGAATTAATTGCATGATAAATACATTTAAACATTATAAAATTATTCCATTATTTGTATTTGATGGAAAACCACCAGAAGAAAAAAAATATATTTTACAAGAAAGAAAAAAAGAAAAAGAAAAAAAACAAGAACAAATTGATGAATTATTAGAAACAATTAAAAAATATGAATTAAATGAATTCATCGACATTGATCAACAAAAAGAAAAAGAAAAAATACTATTAAATATTGAAAAAATAAAAAAACAAATTATTAATATAACTTATAATAAAATACAAGAAGTGAAAAATATTATTTTGTCACATAACTTAACAATTTATGAAGCTCCAAAAGAAGCTGATGAATTATGTGCAATGTTAGTTTATAAAAAGTATGCATGGGCTTGTATGAGTGAAGATATGGATATGTTTGTTTATGGATGTCCTAAAATTATTAAAGGATTTAGTAATTATAAATCAAGTGTTAAAATATATAACATTTATCACATATTGCATGAATTAAATATATCATTACATAATTTTAAACAAATATGTATTTTATCAGGAACTGATTATAATTATCAGCAAAATGATTATAATTTGTCGAAAGTTATGTTATTATATGAACAATATCAAGAATACAAACAAAAAGAAAATAATGAACATGAACAAAAACAAGAACAAAAACAAGAAATAAATAATATAAAATATAATTTTATTGAATGGGTTTATAATTGTATTGATAATTCATTAAATATCGAATTATTAAATAAAATTTATGAAATGTTTAATTTGAATGATTCAAAAAAAATATATATATTTCATTAATATTTTTTATTTTTTACTTTTTATAAAAAATAAAAAATTATTTACCAAAATATTTGCAAAAATATGGAATATCATATGTAAACGCACACCATTTACTAAATCCAGATCCATGTTGATAAACTGAATATGCCATAACATTTTTGCTTTGTGATATTAAATAAAAATCCAATACAGTATTTTCCATTCGTTTAATCATATTGTCTTTAAATTCACATGTATGTATTATTTCATGACATAAAATATTTATAAAATTATATTTACTTTTCAAAAGTATTTTAATATAATTATTATCAGATATTAACAAATATTTTTTATTTGGATTCAATTTATTTAATTCATTTATTAAAAAATTAAAATTTATATTGTTCAAATTTGGTTTTGTATTTGATAAAAACTCATCACCACATCTTATATGAATTACTTCATAATTTTTAGGTTTTAATGTTAAATTTTTTAATTTTATATTTACTAATAACTGCATTTTTTCAGTTAATTCAAATATATCTTGCATATCATTTTTAAATGAATTTATATATGGTTGAAAATTTGGAAATGTTATTGAATAAATATATAAATTATTTGTTAAATTATTTTTTTTATTGTTATTTTTTTTATTGTTATTCTTTTCATTATTTAAATAATAAATAAATTCATTATAAACATTTTTATTTGATATATTATTAATAAATTTATTATCATCAATTAAAGGATTAAAATTATCAAATTCAAATTTATTTATTTTTTTATAAATATTTTTTATTTCATCGGATAAATTATTTTTATTATATTTTTTTAAAAAATATTTTATAGGATGATTTGATAAATCTATAAAAAAATTAAAATTATATTTCTTGCAAAATTCCATCAAAAAATAACTACCTCTTATAAAATCACCTAATCCTGTTGCATTTTTTCCACCATTATAAGTTAATTGATATACATTTATTATTTTTAAATTACGATTTTCTTTTAAAGAATGTAACATTTCACTTATTTTTAAATTATTTAAATGATTAATATTATTGTCAATATTATTATTTATTGAATTAAATAAATTTATTATTTTATTATTTTCATTTATATTCATATTTTTAAATGAATCAACATTAGTATTTATATTCATAATTTCATCATCATTATCATTATGTGATTTTTTATGATCTATAGTTTCAACAGGAATAAATTTTTCAAAATTAATATTTTTATTAAAATTTATATTTGACAATTTATCAAATATTTCTGTATTATTTTTATTTATTTTTATATTAATAAAATCATTTTTATATTGTACATGACTCATTTGATTTATTTGATTTTTTTTATAATTTAAACCATTAAAATTTAATTTATTATCATTCATATTTTTTAATTCACAATCATATTTATTTATATTTTTTTCATCATGAGAGAATAATATTGGTAATTTTACAATTGAATTATTATTGATATTTATATTTATATTATTTGCAACATCATTGATACTATTTTTTTTATCTAATGAACCTAATATTTTTGCATTTTTATTTTTATTTATATTTTCATTTACATTTGAATTTATATTTACATTTGAATTTATATTTATATTTGAATTCATATTTTTGAATGAACTAACATTAGTATTTACGTTCATTAATTTATTATTATTTGAATTAAATATTTTTTCATAATTTATAGTTTCAATTGGAATATTTTTTTCAAAATTATTATTTTTATTAATATTTATATTTATATTTGAAAATTTATCAAATATTTCTGTAGTATTTTTATTTATTTTTATATCATCAATTAAATCATTTTTATATTTTATATTATTTATTTCATTCATTTGATTTTTTTTATAATTTGAACTGCCAACAATTAATTTATTATCACACATATTTTTAAAATTATTTTCATAATCGTAATTAAATTTATTTACATTTTTTTTATTATGATAAAATATTGTTGGTAATTCAATAATTGAATTTATATTGTTAATTTTATTACTAATATTATTAATATCATAAATATTATTACATATTATTTTTGAATTATTATTTAATTTTTCATTATTAATAAAAAAATTAATTTTTATATTTTTTATTTCTAATTCTGACACAATATTTTCATCACTTTCTTCTTTTATTGATGAATATAATTCATCAAACATTTTTATTTTTGAATCATTTGAATAAATTAAATTAAAATCATTATTTTTATTTTTTAAGTTTTTTATATCATTTTTCATATTATTATTTTCAATAATTTTACAAAAATTATAAGAAGAAATATTATTTAAATTTAAAAAAAATATATTGTCATTTTCTTTTTTTAAAAAATTATCATCTTTAACTATTGAAATAATTTTTAATAAATTGCTTGAAAAATATGGTTGCATTTTATTTTTTTCAATAAAATTATCATTTTCATAATTTATATCATTATTATAATTTACATTATTATTATAAATTATTACATTTTTATAAATTGTATTTTCATCTAAATTTATATTTTTTAAATTTATAAATAAATCTTTATTAAAATTATTATCATTGATATATAATTTATTACTTGTTTTATTTATAAAATTTATTGGATTACTTATTAAATTATTTATTTGTTTTGCAAAAATAAATTCATTTGTTACTTTATCATCATCATTTGTAACATTAATTTCATCAATAATTTTTAATGTTGAATTTATATTTAGCATATTAAAAGAATATTCATTTTGACATTTTTTTATTATTTTTTTATTAATATTTTTCTCAAAATTATAAATATTTTGTGATTGATTAATAAAATTACCTATTTTTTTATTAATTTTCATATAATCATCATTTTCGTCATTTATAAAGTATTTATTATTATAATTATTAATATCAAGAGAAATATTTTTAATTTCAATGTCATAATAACAAGATAAATCATTTGTATTTGTTTTTTCCATGAATGTATCAAAAGATTTCACAAATTCTTTTGTCAAATATTCACATATTTTTATACCTCTCGATACAGTATTTTTATAATCACTACGAATAAGAGGTGTGCAATTAAAAAAAGGATCTCTATTTGTTACTGGATTTTTTATTTTTTTGTATTTTTTTTTTGTAGTTTTTGTATAAATCATTACATTCATCATTTATTAAATAATATACATTTAATATTATTTAATACAAAAAGTATTTTAATTTTTTATAAATTATAAAAATGAGTAGTGTTGGATTCGAACCAATGACTTATGGTGATACTTTACACATACATATATTTTACCACTAAACTAACTACCCTTCAATAACATCATATTTTATATTTTATATTTAAGCAGAAACTGGTTTTGGTGTTTTAATAAAATGTTGTGACATATACTTTTGAAGATTGAAATATGTTAATTTATCATCACCTTCAATTTTTAAAAGAGAAGCTAATTTTGCATCAGGAACAATGTGACGACCATTATCTGGATCTTGTAAATTATGTGATTTAATATAATTATTAATTTCCTTTGTTACTTCAGTTCTTGCCATTTCTGAACCATCTGGTTTATTTAAAAACTTTGCTAATTCAACTGAAATTTTTGTTGGTTTAACAAATCCTGATGGTGATTTATTTCCACCACGCTTAGTGCGTTTCTTATTCTTTTGTGCATTTTTAAGTTCACGGTTCCATCTTTTTTCAAGAGCTTTAAATTCAGCTTTTAATGATGAACCAACTGCAACCCAATTATTTAATTTTGTTAAAAATTCAGATGATAATACACTTAATTCAGATGATGATAATTCAGCAACTTCATCAACTGTTTCTGAAGATGGTGTTGTTGTTGATGCTGATGCTGATGTTACTGTTACTTCTTGCTTTACTGGTTCTGAAACAACTTCTGATACAGTTTGTTCCTTTTCTTTCTTGACTCTAGGAGCTCTTGGTTTAGTTTCTTTTTGTTCAGAAGATGGTAAGGTTGCTGTTGATACAGCTGGTGTTGAAGAAGTTGGTTCGCTTGTTTCGGTTTTTGGTTTGCTTGTTCTTGCCATTTTATTATACTATACTACTACATATTCTTTTTAAATGGTTTAACGCATTAAATATATATTTATTTTTAATTTAGAGCAAAAGATGATAATTAATTTAATTAATTTAATTAATTTAATATTTTTATAATTTATATTTTTTACAATTTATATTTTTCAATAATTTACATAATATTTGCTAAATATTCATTAATTTAATAAATAAATTATAAAAATATATATATAATTTATAAAAAAATAAATAAATTATAAAAAAATAAATAAATCATAAAAAAATAAATAAATCATAAAAAAATAAATAAATTATAAAAAAATAAATAAATCATAAAAAAATAAATAAATTATAAAAAAATAAATAAATTATAAAAAAATAAATAAATTATAAAAAAATAAATAAATTATAAAAAATAAATAAATTATAAAAAATATATAAATTATAAAAAATATATAAATTATAAAAAATATATAAATTATAAAAAATATATAAATTATAAAAAATATATAAAT